ATTCAGGACGTGTTCGCCGAACAGGATATGGCGAAGGCGGCCCGCGGCAACCTGATCGTCGGGCCCTGGACGCAGAAAAAGCCGGAGCGCGGCGCCTCGCAATCGGTGATCGTCGACAACTTCCAGATTCAGACGCAGGGCGCGTATTGGGACCGGCCGGGCCTGATGGGCTTCGATTCGATGCGTGCGATGGTCGAACAGACGCCCATCCTGAACAGCATCGTTCTGACCCGCATCCGCCAGGTCAACCGCTTCTGCCGCCCGCAATCGTCGCTGTCGGAGGCGGGCTTCGTCATCCGCCACGTCGATCCGACGGTCGAGCTGGACGACACGCAACAGCAATCGGTGAAGCTGCTGACGCAGTTCATCAACAACTGCGGCTGGGAGACGGACCCGCGGCGCCGGAAGCGGCTGCGTCGGGACAACTTCGCGCAGTTCATGGCCAAGTCGGTTCGCGACACGCTGACCATGGACGCCGCGCCGATCGAGACCATCTTCAAGCGCGATGCTTCGCTCGGGCTGGATGGCTTCGTGGCGCTCGACGGCGCGACCATCCGCCTGTGCACCGAAGAGGGCTACGACGGCGACGATGAGATTCAGGCCGTGCAGGTGGTCGAGGGCCAAATCCGCACCGCCTACAACTACAACGACTTGGTCTATGAGGTTCGGAACCCGCGCACGGACGTGACGGCCTGCGGCTACGGCTACGGCGAGCCGGAGATGCTGATCAAGATCGTCACCTACCTGCTGAACGCTATGACCTACAACGGCACGTTCTTCGATAAGAACAGCGTGCCGCGCGGGATGCTGAACCTGGTCGGCAACTATGACCAGAAGGATCTTGCGACCTTCAAGCGCTACTGGAACGCCATGCTGCGCGGCGTCCAGAACAGCCACAACGTGCCGATCATGGTCGCGAAGGACGGGGAATCGAAGGCGGAGTTCGTCGAAATCGGCGGACAGCTGGACGAGATGTCGTTCGCAAAGTGGCTGACGTTCCTGACTTCGATTTCCTGCGCGATCTACGGGACGGCGCCGGAAGAGATTTCCATGGAGTCGTTCGCGGCCTCCAAGTCGTCGCTGTCGGGCTCCGACACCGGCGAGAAGCTGATCAGCGCCAACGACAAGGGGTTCCGGCCGCTGCTGGGCTTCTACGAGTCGGTGATGTCGGACTACATCGTCCAGCCGTTCTCGCCCAACTACTGCCTGCGCTTCGTCGGGCTGGACATCGACGATGCGAAGACGCGCTTCGAGCGTCAGAAGCTCAGTCAGACGTGGAATGAGCTTCGGTCGGGTGACGGCCTCGATCCGATCGACGGCCCGCTTGGCGACATGCCGGTCAACCAAGCCTTCATCCAGACCTGGGCGATGGAAAACGGCGTCGGCCAGCCGGAACAGCCGGAAGAGGACTTCGGCGACCCGGACGCTCCCCCGGCCGCGTTCGGCGCCAAGGGCGGCGACGAAGGCGCTGAAGGTGAAGACGCGGAAGCGCCTCCCCAGGGCGGCCGCGGCGAACCGCCAGTGGTCGGCGCGGATGACGACGGCTTCGGAGAACAGATGACGAAGGCGGATGCGTCCGCGTTCGGTATGCCCATCTTCTCGATCGAGGTCTGATCATGGCCAAGGCTCCAGCGAAAAAGCCGAAGGACAAGGCCGCGGCGGACACTCCGCCCGATGTCGAGCTCCATGATGAAGTCTACTTCCGCCACCCCAAAGGGCCGAAGTGCGGCAAGGTGCTGTCGCGCGGCGAGCACGGCTGTGTGATTGAGGCTGACGGCGAGCGCCACAAGGTGCGCTGGGGCGACATGCACGGTCACAAGGTCCGCGTTCGGCCGGAAGTGAAGGTCGTCGACGAAGGCGAGGATGGGATGCTGGTCGAGGACGCCACCGGCCGTCGCCGCTACGTCCATGATCCGGTCGGCGCGATCGCTCCCACAATGGCCAAGGCTCGCGGGCCCGTGGTTCTGATGATGGGGACGCATGAGTCCCTGCTGAAGGCGACGCGGAAGGGCGCGCCCGGCCTGACCCTCCAGAACGTGACCGACAAGGCCGGTCACGCGACGAAGCGGTGGAAGAAGAGCGGCGCCGAACAGCCGAAGAAGCGCGAGGCCGCGGCCGCCGACGACGGCGCTGGATCCGCGCACGGCTACGGGACTCACAACCTGGGCCGCGGCGACCACGTCGCCTTCAAAATGGGGACGCTGGAGGGCGAAGGCGAAATCGTCTCGGCCGGTGAAGTCGGCGCCACGGTGAAGGACAGCGAGGGACATCCGCACAAGGTGCGCTGGGAGCACGTGACCGGCCACAAGGGCGGCTCCTCGGATGCGTCCAAGGTCCACGCGGCGAAGACGGCTGCGGAACCGAACAAGCCTGTTCCGCGAGACGCGGGGCATGCTGAGGGAAGCGCGTTCTCCGATCTACCGCCCGCCGGTGTCGAGGCGCTTGTGTCTGAGGTTGACCGCGCGGTCGCCGCGGCGAAAATGAGCGACCTGTTCTCGGGCCCAGATACGGACGCGCTTCCGGCGAAAGTCTCGTCCAGCCTGACCAGCTGGGAGGATATCGCCGGGAAACAGGCTGAGGCGCAATCCGGGCTGCAAACCATGCTGGAGGGTATCGCTGGCTCCGTTGGTGGTCGCAACGTCGGACGTTTCACCGACGACAACCTCTCGGAGCCCGGCATCGTCTATGGCCTCGGGCCTCCCAAGGATCGCGTGAGCGCTGAGCGCAAGGTCAATGACAAATACGCCGGGGACTGGTCAAAGCTGGGTGATGCGGTGCGCGCGTCGATCGGTTTCGACAGTGTCGATCAGCTGCGCGACGGGATCGACAAGCTGAAGGCCGCCGGGCTCAAGCTGGCGACGAAGCCGGACAACAAGTTCGTCAACCCGACGGACGCGGGTTACCGCGACATGAACCTCAACTTCGAGATGCCTAACGGCGTCGTCGGGGAGCTGCAGCTTCACCTGAAGCCGATCTTGAGGGCGAAGAGCCAGGGCCACAAGGATTACGATGTGACCCGCATCCTCTCCGCGAAGGAGAGGAACGACCCTCCGCTGTCGCCAAACGAGACCCAGGAGCTGAAGGACCGCCTGATGCGTCAGCGCGTTCTTTACACGCGCGCCATGCAGGAAGCGTTGGGCTCAAAATAGCTGTTGACATCCGTCTCAGCTCGTGAAACGGAAGTGTCATGGCAAAGTTTCTCTACTACCGGCACGACGGAGCCTACTACCGGAGACCGGCCGACGCCGTCGGGATCGCTGCGCACGACATCCTGCGCGGCGGCGAGTGGGCTCCATACGAAGCGGAAGACCCGACTGAGCCGGTCGCATACGGGAGCCGGGTCGACGAAGCCGAAATCAATGAGGCCCTGAAGTCTGAGAAGGCTCCAGCTTGATCGGGCAAGGCTCTGGCCAGCGCTACGCCGCGGCTCTGGCGCTGGCGATCGACGCCCACGGCGACCAGGTCCGCAAGGCGACCGAAATCCCCTACTACTCCCATCCGATCGCCGTTTCAGCGCTCGTGCTGGAGCATGGCGGCGATGAAGACCAAGCCATCATCGGCGTTCTGCATGACGTGGTCGAGGACTGCGGCATGAAGTGGCTGGACGGCATCCGGACCTATTTCGGCGATCGCGTCGCTGACGGCGTCGTCGGCTGCTCGGACTGCGCTCCGGCCGACGGCGAGGCCAAGGCGCCGTGGCGTGATCGGAAAGAAACCTACCTGCGCCATCTGGAGACCGCTTCTCCTGACGTGCTGATCGTGTCGGCCTGCGACAAGCTCCACAACGCCGGTGCGATCGTGTCTGACCTGGAAGACATCGGCGTCGCGGTCTTCAGTCGCTTCACCGCCGGGCAGGAAGGCACGCTCTGGTACTACGAGTCCCTGGCGCGCGTGTTCGGCCGCCGCTTGCGCGGCTCGCATCCGCGCCTCGCCGCGCGACTGAGCGACATGGTCTCGCGCATGAAAGCGCTCTCCGAGAAAGACACCCGCGCCTTCGTCTAAGTCGTGACCTTAGCGTGGCCGCATGTCCGGCGGCCCGCTCCTCATTGACGTTTCGTGCCTGTGTGATGAGCACACTGACGGCGCGCTGGAATACATCCACAAGGCCATCGGCGAGGATCCGCCGGACAACGGCATATGGGAGCCGCATCCCAACCCGTTCGTCCGCCGCCTGGTCGAGCTCTTCACCGAACGGGGAATCGAGCGGTCAGCCGGGGTTCAGGCTGAGCTCCAGCGCTGGCTTGCTGGCGCCGAACACTCCGATGCGCTGACCCGGCCGCCGCGGCCGTCGCCGATGATGGCGCGCTGGTCGCAAGCTGAGCTCGGGATCGCCCGTCTCTATCTCCAATCGCTCCCGCCCGAGTCGTTCATCATGGACGACTGGATGCTGCTGGTCGACTATCTGGTGCAGCGATACCTCCCGGCGTCCGATCTGCGGACCGAAGCGGAGTGGTTGGCGACCCGCTCGAACATGATGGGCCGCGTCCAGGCGGCGCTCGGCGAGGCAACTGAGGCCGCCGCCGATCGCTACGTCATGGCGCTGCCGGACCTGGAGGATGCGGCCCGGGCGTTCGGCATGTCCCCCGCTCAACGGGCGACGATCGAATACGGCCGGGCCCGGTGCGCTGAGCACGTCGTCGGGCTGACGGACGGCCTGCGCCAGCGGATGCGGAACCTGATCGTCGACTACCAGGAGACGCAAGCGCTCGGCGATCGCGCCGCCGCGGGCGAAGCGCTCCAGTCTCGGCTCCTGGACACCTTCGGCACGCTGAACCGCGACTGGCGCCGGATCGCGGTGACTGAGGCGACGGAGAACGTCAATCAGGGGTTCGTGGCCGCGGCCGGGCCTGGCGCGCGACTCCGCCGGGTCGAGAAGTATCGCGGCGCCTGCCCGTTCTGTCGCTCGATCGACGGCCGGGTCGTCACCGTCGTTGACGCCGCCCAGCCGGAAAAGAACGGCGACACCGAAATCTGGGTCGGGAAGACGAACGTCGGCCGGTCGGCCTCGCCGTCGAAGCGCGTCGGCGGAGCGCTGGTCGAGCGCGGC